TGCGCCGGGTGTACCACATCTACACATGGCTGGAACTAGACGACGACCCCGTTACCAAGGGCGAGATGGCCCCGTACATCCTGATGATTGACGACCTCTCTACGGAAGTGATCGGCCTGTACCGCAACTGGGAGGAGGGTGACGACACCTACACCAAACTGGACTGGGTTATTGAGTTTAAGTTCATCCCATGGCGTGGCGCATACGCCGTTGGCCTGCCACAGCTCATTGGAGGCCTCTCAGCGGCCCTTACAGGCTCTCTGCGGGCCCTGCTGGACTCTGCCCACATCAACAACGCTGCGACGCTCCTGAAGCTCAAGGGCGGCAAGATCTCTGGCCAGTCCCAAGAGATTGAAGTCACGCAGGTTGTAGAGATTGAGGGTGCCCCGGGCGTAGATGACGTGCGCAAAATGGCTATGCCCATGCCGTTCAACCCGCCATCGCCCGTGCTTTTTGAGCTTTTGGGCTGGTTGACCAACGCCGCCAAGGGTGTTGTGACCACTGCAGAGGAAAAAATTGCTGATGTCAACAGCAACACCCCGGTTGGCACCACGCAAGCGTTGATTGAACAGGGCGCGGTTGTTTTTAGCTCCATCCATGCCCGTTTGCACGAGTCTCAGGCTCGCGTGCTCAAGATTTTGAGCCGAATCAACCGCTGGTATCTGAACGACATGCAGCGCGGCGAGGTTGTGGAGGATTTGGACATCAAACGCGAGGATTTTGCCCGCGTGACCGACGTTATTCCGGTTTCTGACCCCCACATCTTCAGTGAAACCCAGCGAATGGCCCAAACCCAAGCGGTTATGGCCATCATGAAGGACAACCCTGAGCTGTTCAACAAGAAAGTGGTGATCCAGCGCTTCCTGAAGCAGATAAAAGTGCCCGGAATCAACGAAATCATGGTTGACGTGCCGTCGCCGGTCAAAATGGACTCGGCCAACGAGAACGTCGCCATGGCAATCGGTCAAGGTGCCTACGCCTACCCCGAGCAGGACCATCTTGGCCACATTCAGGCCCACTTGGACTTTGCCAAGAGCCCAATCTTCGGCGGCAACCCTATTATTGCGCCGACATACCTGCCCAAGGCGGTTGAGCACATCAAGCAGCACATCGTGCTCTGGTATTTGAGCCGCATGACGGGCTACGTCCAGAAGGCCATGGGCCAGAAACTGCAAGACTACGACTTGCAAAAGGACCCCAAGGCGGTGGACAAGCTGTTTGCCTTGGCCTCGCAGCACGTTGAGATGGACGCTGACGAGACGCTCAAGGGCATCATGCCAATCATCCAGCAGTTGGTGCAGAACCTGCAAAAGTTCAAACCTCAGCCACAGATGACACCGGACACCAAGGTGCTGCTCGACACCAGCATGGCCGAGACCCAGCGCCGGGCCAAGCGCGACGAGGCAGAGATGGGCCTCAAGGACAAGGCTCTGGCGGCCAAGATTGAAATCGACATGGCCAAGCTGCAGCAAGACCAAAAGGAAGCCATGGAGGACCTGCAACTCAAGCTGGCCATTGCTATTGGCGACCGAGACATGAAAGAACGCATCGAAACAGCCCGCTTAACACGCGATGCGGCGAAGCTCAATTTTGAGCAAGTCAAGGCTGAACCAACCCAAGGAGTTAACTATGGCAACCAGTGATCAGGAACAAAAGAGCGTGCAGGTCCCCCAGCACAAACGCATGGCTATGGGCGAAAAGCTTGATGGCCAGAGCATGAAGGGGTCTACCCCAACCAAACAGTCAGGAGGCCTGTCACAAGCTAAGAAAAAATGAGAACCCTATCCGACTTGATCGGCGGAATTAAGGCTCGTCAGGCTGAAATAGCCTCGTCCCTCGTTGCTGGTAATGCGACAAACTGGGAGTCTTACACCCGACTGGTCGGCCACAACGCGGGCCTGCAAGAGGCCCTCGAAATTCTAAATAATTTGATGAAAGAAGATGAAAATGAGTAACCCGGTAGCTTCTAACGAAGCTGAGATGGCTTGGGCATTTCCGAGCGTAGATCCCGGTGCAAAACCTCTTGGCGGACGTATTTTGGTACAACTCCGTCGTTCAAAAAAGGCAACAACTGCATCCGGAATTATTTTGGTCGAAGAAACCAAGGAAACCGAAAAATGGCAAAACATGGTGGCAAAAGTCATCGCAATAGGACCGCTGGCATTCAAACATCGTGACACGATGGCATCTTGGCCAGAGGGATCTTGGTGCTCAGTGGGTGATTACATCCGCGTACCCAAGTGGGGCGGAGATCGTTGGGAGGTCAAGGTCCCCGGCGAGGACTCGCAGGAAGACGCCTCCCTGTTCATGGTCCTAAACGACCACGAAGTTATCGCCCAGCTCACGGGTGACCCTCTTAAAGTGAGGGCTTTCTTATGACTACCGAAGAAAAAACTGAAGATCTCAACGTCGTTGAGGAAAAAGACGGCTCAGTCACGGTTGACCTGCCTGACCACTTAGCCGATCAAATTGACAACAGGTCCGACAGCAATGCTGATGATGCCGGTGACGTTGACCATCCAGACGACTCTGACGCAGTCCGTGAGGCCCGCCGTAACCGCCGCCGAGCCAAAAAGGACTACATCAAGCGCACCAACGAGGAGAAGGACCAACGCCTTGGTCTGCTGCAACGCCAGAATCAGGAGCTGATGGAGCGTCTGTCCGTTGTAGAGCGCAAGACCCACGGCGCGGATATGGCCCGCTACGACAAGGCCATAGAGGACGAGCAGTACCGCCTGCGATACGCCCAAGGGAAGATGAAGGAGGCCACGGACAACTCCGATGGGGATGCGTTTACCAAGGCTCAGGAGCTCTGGTACGACACCCGTCGAAAGCTGGAGGCGATGAACAACTACAAGGAGCAGGTTGCCAGAGCCGGCTCAACAGAATCAGCCCCGGCCAACCCCAAATTGGTGCGTTTGGCCAACGACTGGATGGAACGAAACTCTTGGTACGACCCGGATGCCGGGGACGAGGACACCCAGATCGCCAAAGTTATTGACAATCGCCTTGTTGCCGAGGGTTGGGACCCCGCCAACAAAGATTATTGGGATGAACTTGACAACCGCTTGCAAAAGCGCTTGCCTCACCGTTATACTAGAGATACTGGCGAGAATTCCAGAAGGAGTCCCCGAAGTGTGGTCACAGGTTCAAGTCGTGAGTCTAGTCGCGTTAATGGCAGCCAATTTGTTTTGGAACCTGAACAGGTTCGAGCAATGAAAGATGCCGGTTTTTGGGATGACCCCGAAAAGCGCAACAAGATGATTAAGCGATATGCAATTGAAGCCCGCAACAGAAGGAACTAAACATTATGGATGCTCGTCTCAAAAAAACCCTCAACGCGGGTGGTCGCGAAAGCAGATCTTCACAAGATTTATCGCGGGCTGCTCCCGAAGAGGAGTTCATTTCAAAGCAGGAACGTCGCAAGATGTGGAGCGATGAATGGACACAAAGTGCGCTGCCGAAGGTTCCGGATATTCCGGGATGGCATCTTTGCTGGTTATCAACCACCAATGGCTACGACAGTATTGATAAGCGGATGCGATTAGGGTATGTTCCCGTGAGAGCGGATGAGTTACCCGGATTCGACAATTACCGCGTAAAGGCTGGCGAAGACGTAGGTTTTATCGCGTGCAATGAGATGCGCCTGTACAAACTTCCAATGGAGGTTTATCAGGAGGTCATGACTCAAATGCACCATGAGGCACCCAATGAGGAGGCGGACAAAGTCCAAATTCAAGTTGAGCAGCTTCAAGGAAACCGCGATAGCTCAGGCAAGAGTCTGAGTAAGGTTGAAGGTGAAGGCTTTGGCAACTTGAACCGAAACGTCCAAACACCCGTGTTTTACGGGTGAGGACTTAACAAAGGAGTTAGATATGAGTTCAACCTCTGCTCCGTTCGGCCTGCGTCCTTCGTTCCACCCATCGGGTCTGGATCGCGCTGTGGCGCTTGCGAGCGGTATTGCCTCCGGTTACAACACCGGAATTCTGAAGGGTCAACCTGTGGCCCTTAACACGTCTGGAAACATCATCTGTGCTGTTGCCGGCAGCGCCTACCAAGGCGCTTTTGCTGGTCATGAGTACACTGATACAACCGGCCGTCGTATCGTCAGCAACCAATGGACCGCAAACACTGCGTACCAAACTGGTTCTGAAGTGACCTACTACTACTCTGACCCGAATATCGTTTATGACATTCAAGCAGACGGTAGCTTGGCTCAAACCTCGATTGGCGATCAAGCAAACTTTACGAACATCTCCGCTGGTTCTACGACCATTGGACTGTCGCAATGCACGATCTCCACCTCCCTTGCGGGGTCAAGCGCGGTCGGTGATATGCGTATCATCGGTCTTTCTAACGGCGTTGACAACGCTTGGGGCGATGCTTACACGGTTGTGCAAGTACAAGTCTCGCGCAGTCAGTTCGTTGCAACCATTAACGCCATCTAAGGAGTCCAATCATGGCAGCACCAATGCGCAGTACGGACTTTAGAAGCATCGTTGAACCAATCATGAACGAGTGCTTCGATGGAGTCTATGATCAACGTACCGATGAATGGTCACGGGTTTTCCGTGAGCAAGACGGTATTCCCCGCAACTACCACGAAGAACCCGTCCTGTACGGTTTTGGCGCGGCTCCCCAGTTGCCTGACGGTACTCCCGTCAGCTACCAACAGGGCGGCGTGCTCTTCTTGCAGCGCTATATTTACAACGTGTATGGCTTGGCCTTTGCGTTGACTAAAGTGCTGGTTGAAGACGGCGACCACATCCGTATCGGGCAGGTTTATGCTCGTCACTTGGCTCAGTCTCTGATCGAGACGAAAGAGACCCTGTGCGCGAACATTCTGAACCGAGCGTTCAACTCCAGCTTCCCCGGTGGCGACGGCGTGTCCTTAATCAGCACTGCCCACCCCATCGTGAACGGGACGTTCAGCAACCAGTTGGCCACGGCCGCTAACCTGAGCCAGACCAGTCTGGAGCAGATGCTGATTCAAGTCCGTCAAGCTGTGGACAACAACGGCAAGAAGATCCGTCTGGTGCCTCGCCAACTGGTGGTCGCCCCGGGCAACGTCTTCCAAGCTGAAGTTCTGTTGAAGAGCGTGCTGCGGTCCGGATCGGCCAACAACGACCTGAACCCGGTCAAGTCTATTGGCTTGCTGGACGAAGGCGCTGCCGTTATCAGCCGCTTGACTAGCGCCACCGCGTTCTTCATCCAGACCGATGCGCCAGAGGGCATGAAGCTCATGATGCGTCGCAAGCTGGAGAAGACCATGGAAGGCGACTTTGAGACCGACTCCATGCGCTACAAGGCTACCGAGCGTTACATCCCCGGGTTCACCGACCCGCGTGCAATGTACGGTACGCCCGGCGTTTAACGCCAAACGGGGCGGGCGTAAAAACCCCGCCCTTTTTTTTAACATTGGTCAAACTTTTCAAGGAGCAGACCATGCCTCAGTTTTCAGATGATCTCTTTTTGGGTGCGGCAGTAGGCTATCAAGGCATTGACGCATATCCCAACTCTGCCACATTTACTGGCTCAATTGCTACGACCACGTTGACCGTAACCGCAATGCTCTCTGGTGATCCAATCACCGTTGGCATGTGGATTGACGGCGCAAACGTAGGCACAATCGCTTACATCACTGCTTTTGGCACTGGTACTGGCGGCACTGGCACTTACATCGTAAGCGCCTCGCAAACCTCAGCAAGCGCAACCATCACTGGTGCAGGCAATGCCTTTTTGGGCAACCCCTCGCCGATGAGCGTTGGCGTTGGTCCTTTGGGCCGCGTCTACGTTTGGGATGTTGTTGCTCAGGCGCTTGCGGCAAGCAACATTGCGGCTGTTCAGACCACCTCGTCAACAATTGCGTTGACTGCCGGTGCTTCTGTGACCTCCGTGGTGCTGGCCAGCGGCTCAACGGTGTTGCAACTTGATTGCCCTCGCGCAGTCAGCATCGTTTCAGGCACGGGCACTTTGACCGACCGTAACGTGACCATCTCTGGTTACGACTACTACGGCCAAGCAATGAGCGAAGTGATCGCCACTGGCACTGTTCAATCGACCACGGTAAGCGGCAAGAAGGCCTTCTACCAAATTGCATCCGCAAGCATCTCCGGTGCTTTGGGCGCAACGATTGCGGTCGGTACTACTGACATCCTTGGCTCGCCTGTTCGTATCCTCGACTTGGGCTACATCGTCCACGCTGGCTACAACAATACCTTGGCTGACAACGCTGGTACTGCTGTTGCAGCCGTTACGGCTACTGCGACCACCACCACTGGTGATGTGCGCGGCACGTTCGTTCCTGCCTCTGCTACTGACGGCATCAAGCGCTTGGTCATGACCATCGCCCTGCCTGCAATCGCAGTGGGTCCCAACGCAACCCGCATCGGCGCTTTTGGCGTCACGCAAGCCTAAAAGGAGAGCGACATGGGTCAATTTAAACCAATGGTCAAGATGGAGACCACAGAGCCCTCAGTTGAGCTAAAACTCAAAAAGGGTGGCAAGGTAGCCAAGAAGGCTGACGGCGGCATGATGGGCGCTCCTATGGGCGCTATGCCCGCTCGTGGCGGCATGATGGGTGCCAAGGCTCCTATGCGCCCGTCTCTGGCCATGCGCCGACGTGCCATGCGCGGCCTGCCGTCCGGTGCCGGCCCGTCTGGTCCGGTCGGTGGCGCTGCTCAAATGCAAGCCTCAATGCCGCCTCCTATGCCATCCGCCCCAATGAAGGAAGGCGGCAAGGCTGACAAGACGCAAGACAAGGCCATGATCAAGAAGGCCTTCAAGCAGCACGACATGCAAGAGCACAAAGGCAGCAAGGGCACGTCTCTCAAGCTGAAGCACGGCGGCAAGATGGCCACTGGCGGCGTAGTCAACGGCCAAGGCGGGTTTGCTACCGGCGGTGTAGTGAAAGGCCAAGGCGGATATGCCACTGGGGGCGTTGCCAAATCAAACGGCGGCGGCTACAAAAGTGGTGGCAAAGTTAAAGGCATGATGGGTGGCGGCATGGCCGGCGATGGCATGATGGGCGGCGGGATGATGGATGATGGCATGATGAATAACAGCATGTCTGCCGCTTACAAAAAAGGTGGTGCCACAAAAAAAGCCTACGCGGCGGGGGGTACTGTTAACTCAGGCCGTCCCGTCGCGATGCCGCAAGGCAACAAGCCTGCCTCCAAGCCTGTAAGGATTAACGAGCTTGCTGGAACATTTAAGCGTGGTGGCACGGTAAAAATGAATGGTGGAGGCTCTTCCACTGAAAAGTTGGAAGACATGTCCAAAGGCGCTTATGACAAAGCGCCAAAGTACAGCCGTGACGTTGAGGATGCGCTGAACCCGTTGGGCATGGTGAAAGAACTTGCGAGTAAAGCAAAAAACTTCTTCATGCCCAAAAAGACTGCTGACAGCGTGACCAAGACAAAAGAGTCAGTTACCGTTACTCCCGCAAAAAAGCGGGGCGGTGCGGTGAATTGCTGAGTCTAAGTGGGGGCTACGGCCCCTGCTTTTAATTGGAGAGATTTATGGGAACTTATTCTTCTGCAACACGCCAAGGTGCGTATGAGCCATTTGAACTGCAAGTAGCCCGTGGGCAAGTTGATGGTCACAAAGCCTTATTTAAGTTTGGCATCAATGGCGATGTCGGTACATCTATTGAAACAGTTTGGGCGCAAGGTGGAACATATGTGTATCCTGCCTCCGCAACTGTTATGAAAATTTCTAGTTCCAGCGCGGATGACGCGTCGGCTGGCACTGGCGCAAGATCAATTGCTATTTTTGGTCTTGATGCAAATTACAACGAAATTAGCGAGTCTGTCCTTTTAGATGGGCAAACAGCAGTCAACACTGGCAACAGTTATTTGCGTATTTCTCGTATGTATGTAACCACCGCTGGTTCTGGTGCAACTGCCGTAGGAACTATCTACGCTGGCACTGGCACTGTTACTTCGGGCGTACCAGCAACTGTATACGGCATGATTGCTATTGGTGCAAACCAAACGCAAATGGCATTTTGGACTGTACC